CGTCGGTTACGATCTTATCCCAAAGGTTCGCGTTAGCCGCTTCCTCATTGGTGATGATCTGCTCTTCGCGCCCGCTCTCTACCAACTCGAGGGAAAGCATCTTCTCTCGATCTTGCAACTCCCCAATGGTTGGGCGGCGGAGCCGATGGTAGACCGTATGCGGCTTATCGGAATTGGGTCGCGCATTAAACGCAACCTCGTGATTTGTATAATCAAACGGGTAAAGTTCAGACATGGTTCCTCCTACCATTTATTTAAAGGGCAGCGATAGTCAATGATCCTGGTTTTTGTACGAAGATCAGACATCGCCCATTTCGGGCAACCGCATGCATTGCAATGAATGCCACGATCGCTGATTGCGATTTGCGGGCAACTATGGCACGTACGCAACCGCGAATAGTATACAACAGTTCGCGTGTCTCCTTTGCGCATCGCCCATAGTGCCCGCAGGAATGAAAGCACCTTTAGCAGCATTTGCCTTGTTGAGTAGCCCCGATCTCCCCGCCGAGAAGCGCCTCGATCTGATTACGAGTCATAACCTTCCCGGCAGGCATAAGGGAAGCATCGCCGCGAGTAAGGGCAATATGAGCGACCTTATAGTACGCTTGATATGCCTCATGACTCATAACTTCGGGGCCGATAGTGAAGTCAAAGATGTCATCTCCCGGTCCCGATTGAACAACCATCTCCGGCTCCCCAAACGACTCGGGCTCCGTTAACCCCTCATCTGTGATTTGATCTACAAAGATATTCTTTTTAGACATAGTTAGATGTCTCCACATTGACGACTTCAACCTGGGCGGCCCCACCAGAGACCGAGTCGTACATTCCAAGAAGGTTAATCGTCAATGTCGCCTCACCATCAACCTCCCCCGGCTCAATACTCTGAATTCGCGCCTTTGGTATAATCGCGTTCAACGAGTATTTATATGCGCTCGTTCCGATTGCGTTTCCTTGCGCCTTGAACGTAACGTTGGTCAATTGCTGACCAGTAACATATCGCTCCCAGGACTCATTTGTATTCCCAAGCAGGACTACAATCTGTGCTGTAACGGTTCGACTTCCGCGACGCAGCCGATTCACATATGCCGGGTTGGTCGTAACTTCATTATATGTAATTGTCTTCGTTGGGTCGCCGGGGCATCGATCGTTGAGTCGAGAATTATTAGCAACCTCAAAGAACCAGGATCGCAGAGAGCAAGTTGCACCAGTGAATTGGGTCGGACTAGAGTTAGGAGCCGTCCATTGCACTACAACGTCTGCGCCGTTCAAGCAATCTGCAATATCCATCGTAGACGGCAAGGATGCCTGGCCGAAAGATAAGGTATGCGTACCTGTTTGCGTTGCCGTAGTCTCTACCGCCGTACCACCTGGAGATGCTGAAAATTCAAAGGTGTTAGCAGCAATATTTGTGCCAAGAACGTAATAAGTCGTCCCAGCCATAATTCCTGTTGGGAGTGTGCCGGTTGAAGCGAATTTAATCTGATCCCCTGCAACAAGGCCATGATTCGCAAACGTTACTACGCCGGGATTAGCAATTGTAATTGTACAAGTGCCCATCCGTGTTAGCGGTGTTTCGTACTTACCGCTCCCTACTACATCAATGGCATACTGAGGACGATCTGCCCTATTCTGTGAAAGTCGAAAACGGTCAACAACAATACCAGCCATTCGGTAACTAGCGCCACCTAGAAAACTCGCAATAGCGAAGCTAGGAAGCTGTCGTGATACCGTATTGGAAAGCATATTGCATGAGTGCTTATATGCCGTGGTAGTCTTTGAAACCGTGTGTGTCCCAGATGGCGAACCTCCTGTAGTATTAACAGCAGATCCTCCCACTGTAGTCGAAAACGTAAAATCGTTTGTATTCGGCGCAAGAACATAGTAGGTTACACCCGTAGAAATATTATTAGGTAGGACGCCGGTTGTAGTGAACCTGATAGGCGTATCTGCGGCTAATCCATGGTTAGCAAGGGTAACAACACCAGGATTAGCTTGACTAATCGTAACAGTTCCCACAGCCTGTAGCTGTACTGCCGAAGTAACAGTCCCGCCAAGCGACCGCAACGCCAATCGTCCTGCAATGCCAAAGTTTACATCATCTGTGTAAGAGAAAGCGGGCTGCGTGATATATGTCGGACACCACGTAGTGGCAAACTCATGCCCGTTCCCCGGAACCCCAGCATCATTGACGAACTCAACCTGCGGCAGAACGTATGCCGGTTGAAGCGTACGAATCATTGCGTACTTTGACGGCCCAATTACGTCCGAATTGTACGAGGACTCCAAAGTCTTGCTGACGTATAGGGCAACGTCATTTATCAAAAATTCACTCATAGCGGTAACTCCTATTGATTAGCAAGCGATCAACGTGACATTAGTTCTCGCAAAATGTAGGAGCTCCCCTCCATACACGTTCAAATCTACATCCCAATTCAACGGCTCCCGACGCTTCAACTGTGCGGGTAATGCGGCGACGTTATCAAAGCCTGCCGCGATAGCATCAAGTTCCGTAATAAAATCAAAGTCGGTATTGGCCGTCTTGTTTCCGGTCGCGTAGTGATGAAAGCCCCACAAATCGTATGTCCACGTATGCTCAACGCATCGCATCCCAACCTCGCGTCCCACGTCTCCGACGCGAGTAAACACATAACCGTGAACTCTTCCTCCATCGCTCGGACTTTTTAGCATCGCCGCCCACATCCCAGGATTTGCGCCCAAAATCCACCAATTGTAGATAACGGCATTAGGGGCGGCTGCTTGTACGACGGCCTCAATCGCTTCTCTAACTTGCAGGTCAGTATAGGTCATCGAGCGCCCCCGCGACGTCGCCCAATAATCCCTGGCGTCTGCCTTGTGACTTCAAAAACAGCCGGTCGCATAAAAGGTCGAGGCAGCAAGACGCGCCCCTTCTTAAATCTCTTTCCGAACTCTAGCGCGAAAGTATAAGGCGTATCCGCTACAACACTCGATTTTAACTTTGTTTCGGTTACAACCTGAACCGAGTCGAACAGGGTACCTTCCTCAATCGCCGGAGCCTCCCCGGGGGCAGATGCTTGATGTAATCCTATTTTTCGAGAGTAAATTCTTCCAGTCTTAGGAAGTTGCATCAAGTAGTGAATTTCATCTTTAATATCCCTTGCCGTATCCTTGATAATTGGAGCTATAGCGTCAGAAAGAATACTGAATAAACGAGTACCACGTCTAACCGATTCTCCTTGTGCGGTTTTGACGTCTTTCTGAAAACGCCTAATACCGATCGATCTGGTGTTTAAATTGATTGTAAAAGTAAAATCCGCCATAATTAAAACCCAGTCGCGCTTTCAACAGGCTCGCAATTGATCACCCATCCAGAGTGAAGTTGGCTCATCGTACGAATCTCAATGATGCGATATGTTTGAATACCGGCGTCAAAGGAGATATCGACTTTTGACCCGATGTCTAGCTGGCTTTTTAGGTCACCCGTAGTCGCTTCTCTCGCCACCCAGATCAATACACGGTTGTTTCTACCATCGAGACGATCTCGCTTTTCACGCGCAGCGTGCCATCCGGTTGAGATGGTCATAATCAGAGTCTCACCTAAAGAGGGAGACATCTTATAAAAGCTCAACCTTGCTTGTCGCCCGTATAAGGCTTCGCGTAAGGTGTTCAGGTTGGCAGCATCAAGCAATAATGCTCTCATGATCGAATCAGCCTATTGCCCTGAATAAGACGCCCGATAAGACTTGCTACACGTGGCGGCAGGTCGTATTCAGATCCACCGCTTGACCCGTATTTGACGATAATTCCATCGGTAGAGAACTGGTCGATGTCTCGATCGCTTGATTGCTCGAACCCATCAAGATAAGCAAATGCTAATTCGTATTGCGCAGTTTTTACTACTTTCGGAATTTCGTCGAAACGAAAAGTATCATTCCAGAAAGAGAACTGAAACGAGTAAACCTGGTTGGGACGTCTGACGTCATTGCGTGGCCAGGCTAATGCTTGCGACGTGCTAACCGGACTTCCCAACCAGTTCTCTCGATCTAACCGTTGCGCGGCCATCAACAAGGCACGAATGCGATCATCGACCGATGCTGTACGGTAAGGCTCGACGCCTAACTGCAAATCAGCATAGTCGATGAACTCGGCGAGAGAAACATAGCTATTGCTATTTGCCCCCCCAACCGTCGTAACAATGATGGATGGATCAATCGGCATTACTCATCCTTCGGTCGCGGCTTTGGCTTTGGTTTACCGTATCCCACAGCATCCTCCTCAGGTTCAGGCTTGGAAGGGGAAGACGCAACACGCCATCCCTCTGATTCCCACAACGCGACTTCCGACTCCGGTACATCGGCTGTGGTTGGCCCCCCCGGGTGGGGGGGCGTTTCACAGGTCATTTGAATTAGTCGCATAGTCGATTACCCCAAAAGTGTGGCAATATGCGCCGACTTGACGGCCTTGACGCCCCACGCCATACCGACCTCATAAGAGATCTGACGGTATTGCCGGTAAAGCGCAACCTGGAAGGCCAACCCAGAATACGGATCAACCACCTCGGTCACATCGTCAGCAACGTCACCCACAAGCGGCATCGCCGGGGCGCGAGTGATCAAGTGAATAGCATTGCGATGGAAGGCAACGTTGGCCGTGTAGCTATTGCCGATTGTCAGAGCATCGTTATCAACCCATGCGACTCGGTTACCAGGCGCATTCAAGGCAAAAGATCCACCCGCCAGAGCCGTCCCGACTACGTACTTATTGGAATCGTTCCTTCCGGCCTGGGTGTTGGTGACAACGTCTCCCGCCAGAAGCGTTCCCGACCCACCATCAGCGGCAATCGCGGTCGAACCAATGGCATAACCGGAGGCGTTATTAACCAAATAGTTAGTACCTTGGCCCTTGGTGTGAATCCCAACACCATAGGAGTTATGGAGCATAAGCCCCATGACCTCGCCAATCGTGCCCTGACGCAAAAACTCCGATGTTCCCGCCTCGTTGACCTTAAAGAGCACCGACTGCTTACCGCGAAGGTTAGCCATCGCCGTACTACCCATCACAAGGTGAAGGTCGGTCTGCGGAGATCCGTTATCGTCAAGGATCTGCCTTACCCCGGCAAAGTCGAGAAGATCACCCGCCGTCCCAAATGGGGCGGTTCCCGCCGTACCATAAGCGCGAGAAGACCCCTTATATGCGGCATTCCAGATGTCAGTCTCGATCTCGTTAACCAGTGTACGCATAGCCTGCGCAAACTGATCGCGAAGAATGTTCCCAAGCTGCGGACGGTCGCCATTAGAAAGCGCAACCTGCTCCTCGCCGGTCCAGTTAAAACTAACCTTTCGGCTCTTCGAGATGCTCATCGACCCCATTCCGATCGTGATATCAGTTCCGCTCGAAGCGGTTGCGGCGGGGGTAATATCAGCCGCAGCCATTGAGGGGACGATCGGATACGAAACGGTCTGGTCTTTAGCGGCTCGCTCGGCGCTAGAGTTGCGGTAAACTGCCGGGATAAATCCCGTAAGCTCGCGGGAGACGGTATCAGCCGCCTCGTAGATTGTAGGTAGAATAGACGTTAGCGTATTGGGCATGTTTTCTCCTGTTAATCAACAATAGCCCCTCCGCTTTTAACGAACTGCATTCTATCCGATGGATTAAGTCCGTTGAAGGCGGCACGGGTTAGGGTATTGGCTTTCCCGCTTGCACGGGTGGCATTACTTGCGCCAGAGCCTCCCGCTCCCGACGCCTCGAAGGCTCGTCCGTAAACTGGATCGTTCTTCATCTCTTCCACGAGATGTCGAATAGAGAATGGGGTACCCTTAATGTCGGCAATTCGCGGCTGGCCTTGGCTATCAACGACTCGGGCCACAAATCCTCCATCCTCTTCCACGATTCTTACTTGTCGCGCAATGTGCGGCATAAGCAGCTCAGGTGTTCCCTTGGCGGCAGTAATAGCGGCCGTCGCTTGGGCTTCAATCAGGTATCGATCGAGAGATTGCTGCAACGCCTTGATGCGCTCGTCGCGGCTTTCAATCTCGGTCTGATATTGTTTTTCCCTGCCTGTAAGCTGCGAAGCAAGCTGCTCTTGCAGCTGCTTTTCTCTTGCGGCCCAATCACCTTTTGCTTGCGCGGCTTGCGCGTCTAGTTCCTGTTTGCGTTGAAGCGCTTGTTTAGCTGTTTCGACGTCAATGCCGTCGTACTTCTTCAACTCAGCCTCAAACTGCTTTTTAGTCTCCCGCTCTTTATTGAGCGCTGTTTTCAGCCCTTGCACTTCATGTGGTAATTCCGCTTGGAAAACAAATTTCCCGTCTGCGTTCTCAAGCAGAGCGTTACGCAAAAATTCAGGAGCATCTTCCTTAGTCTCAAAGATCTGTTCGATTGGCATCATCCCTCCCGGATGGTTGGCTTCCCGCCACTGTTTTGCTTATAGCACAATAAGCGTTTTTATTTTGTTAGTCCCGCTTCTCTCGGGATTCTATCTGCTTGACCTTCTTACGAGCCCAAGCAAACCCTGCGTCGCCGCCCCACAAAGCCCAGGCAATCCGACCATTGGAAGGGTAGCCCTTCTCGCCCGGACGGAACCCTTGCGCCTTTTTATCAACTTCGTGACGCGAGAAAAATGAATACATTCGTTTTGCCGTAGATGCGGATAGTTGCTTTCGGTTGGAGATGTCACGAGCCCTTGCAACCCCGACCATCGTTCCACCTCTCCCAAACTCCGACCTCCACTCAAGCCCCATCTTGGCTTCCCTTACCATTCCTTCGGTTGGGGTAAAAGAGATAGAGCCTTCCGCCTTGGCTGCCCGTGGTCTTAGTACCAGAGCCTCGGATGATATGCAGTATGTCGAAATATCTGTCACATCTTCTTCGTCTAGTTCATCGTCATCCTCGGATTCATCTTCCATCTCATCTTCGAGATCATCCTCTTCATCTTCCATCTTGTCTTCAAGATCGTCTTCCGATACATCCTCGGAGATATCTTCGACGTCGCCGATCAAAAGTTCGCGATCTTGAACAATGCGGATCCGCTCCTTGTCTGTGTCGAAGTCTTCCGGCAATCTTCCCGCACGCGAAAGGATAGCCCAGAGCGATTCAAGCGATAGTTGGCCGTTCTCAACCATCGAGGAATAAGCCTGGATCTCTTGCGGATCCACAAAGAGCTTATCCGTGATCGATTCAATCTCAAGCGACCCGGACTCTTCTAGTTCCAAGTACATCGATGTGTACTGGAGCGCGAGTTCGATTGCATCTTTCAAAGATCGGGCAGCTGTTACGAGGTCGCTATCAGCCTGAACCTTCGTAATGATCTGTTCCGTAGCCGTCGTTTCGTATGCAGCCGGACGGGCAATAAGAGCAAGCCCGAGGGTTGCCATATGCGCTGTCAAGTCTTTTAGGTCGGTCCTGGCCGCATCTAATGCGCTCCCCGTAGTCTCCGCAAAGTCCACGTGACCGTTATCCTGGTCGACATCGAAGAAGGTGTAAGGCCCAATAGGCTCAAGCGGTCGAGCTTGGTTTCTTCCCCTAAACCATAGTACGGGACGCGACGCTATGTGTAGATAGGTCGAATAGTCCGAGTACTTCTGATAATGCGTGATATTAAGGAGGGCTAAATCTTGCAGAAAAGGGTGACTGGTAAGAACGCCGGTTTTTCGACTATAAGCCGCCGCAACCGGAATAAAGGGAAGGGTAATAGTACCTGAATCTTCTATCGCGTAAGTTCTCTTCCCGAACTGATCCTTGTCTTCCCGGTAAAGTTCCCAAGAGCCAGGGCGTAACACGCGATATCGAACAACCTTCTTCTGCCCAAAGTCGCCGTCAGGCTCATCGGTCTCTTCCATCAAAACAAGGAGCGTAAGTTGCGGCTGACCGTCCTTGGTTTCGTATCTCCAATTGATGATCTGTGGCGCTTCGTAATAAACCCAATAAGGGCGACGGTTGGCCGCTCGCTCATCTGCAAGGGTAGCCCCTGGTGGGAGGGGCGGGGGCATGTCGACATAAATCAAACCATGCCCGTATCTAAGAATTGACGTGAAAAGCTCTTTACTAAATACCGCGCCGTGCGTTCCCGCGTTGTCGATATTCTCCCACAAATCCACTAATGGCTGAGGATTATCGCGAGAAAGCCTTGGTTCCTTACGAAAGACCATCCCTACAAATGCGTGTAGCGTGCGCTCCGTAGCATTGAAAAAGACCGCACGCTCAAGCCGGGAATCATATTCACGAAAGTCTTCGGCCGGCTCAATAGGGAGATATTCTCGGCCACGTTGCCGAATTGCAACAGTCCCGCCAGCAATATCAGCCATCATTCGCCAAGCCTTCTCCATGGCGCGATAGGCTTGGTTTCGATATCCTGGCGATGATCCATCCTGTTCCAAAATCATATGCTCTCCGTGCAAAAAGGGGGGCAGTCACATTCTGCCCCGCAGCAGTGCATCAGGCTTTGACATATTGCCACAATTTACTACGTTATTGTTCTACAGGCTCATCAACGTAGATAACCCTGCTTTCATCAATTGACTCCTCTATTCTCCAATCGGCATGTCGAATCGCTTCTTCAATTTGTTCGACGATTGCCCCGACTACATCGCAAAACCGCTCTTCTACTGGATTGGCTCTCTTAGGGTCGGGGCGATCATAGATATCCTCCAATTCAACTTTGGCCCTTGGAGCCCATCCGATAGCGGCATGCGTTGACTCGTGGGCGATAATGTCACGGCCAAGAAACTCTTTATTAAAGTGAATATCTCCGATATGCCCCTTCTGACGTTGATATTCAGTCTGCAAGGTGAGTACGCAAGCCATAATGGTTTTTAACTCTTCACGCTTAAATACTCCCTTAATCGCATCGCGCATCGCTTTCGCCGTCTCCCAGATGAAGACGTCATAGTGCAATCGCTTGTGCTCAGGGTAGACGCGAAAGAATAACAAATTGCCCGAGTCATTTTTTCGTCTTGGCATTATTTTCTCCCATACCCGCAATCGCTTTTTCACCAGTGATTGCAGTGTATTGTTCGTCTTCACTGACCACGTGAATGGGGGCTGTTATCGTAACCTTGTGCTTTGCGTCGGTTATCCAAAAGGCTTGCTGGGGAGGCTCAAATCCAAAGTTACTAATGAATGCGTATTCGTCCATTCCCTTAATTGAGCCATTTACTATTATATTACGTACGAAAGATAATTGATGCCAATGCCCCATAACCAGATAATCATAGGGCCGAGCGACCGATGTTTCTCTTTGTC